CACAAACTCCAAATTTGCGCCGTAACCCATGGACAGCTCGCGCGTCCCGGCATCGTACGCATCAATGGCCGCCTGATCCATCAGGGACAGCGGCACGCGCACAAATTGCCCATCACGCACCACTTCGCCGCCGGTGGAACCGACCGCCACGTCGCGCCAGTTGGCCGCCGTGACCGTGCCGCGATGGCCCACCGTGACGGGCCGGTGGGCATAGCTGCGCATCGCATCGGCCGCAAAGACGGCACTTTCGGGGCGGTACACACGCACCGTTGGCATGTCCGGGCGGCCCACCTCGCTGCCCAGGTAGGTTTGAATGCCGGTGCGAGCCACGCGGGCATCAGTCACCAGATAGCCATCGGCGGTGCGGCGCACCTCGCCCATGGGCACGCGGTCGGTGAAGTTGATGGTGGTCATGGCTTACCCTCGCTCCAATTTTCGTTCACGGGTTCAAATATCTCAGGCCCCAATTCAATCGGCCCGGTGTACGGTGTGATTGTGCCCGGTAATTTGTCCGAATTGTATGCAATTGTGATGTGGGGCTGGTAATCGCCATGATCCCAGCTTGCGCCAATTTCCCGCATGTCGGCGTGGCGGCTGGACAATTGCCACGAATTGAATAGCAACACCAGTGCATCGCCGAATTTATCCATCATGCGCGGCCCGCCCGCTTGGATGGTCATTTTGCCGTCCGACTCGCCGTACCACGGGGCGTCAATCTTCATCCAGTCCACCGGGTCGCGGCTGTAGGCGATGGTTACATGCAAGTCGCTGGCCGCAAGTGTGGGCGCAATGCCCTGATCCTTGGCCCACGCCAGGATGGCTGCGCTATTCAGAACCTTGCGCGACACGTACAGCGACTGCGGGGCGGCATCGCCAACCATGAGCTGCCCACCCACCGCATCTTCCAGCCCCGGCAGCGCGCCGACCTCCACCATGGCATTTTCAGCGGCCCTGGCCAGCGCGTCGACGTCGAATAGCTTGGTGTCTGCTATCGTTTTGATAGTGTCGGCGGTAGTCTTACCAATGTCCGCGCGCTCTTTCGGCGTGGTTTGCCACAGGCTGCGCCACTCGTAATGTAGCGCAGCGGGCCGGCTGCCCAGAGCGGATCGGATCAGGCATTCGTCCAGAATGTGCATTTCCGGCCCGATTTCCAGTTCCTGCATGCCGCGCACGCGGTCATAGTAGTTCGTCAGGTCCGTGTCGCCCGAATTGCCCAGGCCCTTGGACGTGACACCCATCAAGCGGGTGAGCGGAATATCTGCCGCGCCGCTCACCACTTGCATGAACCGATCAATGATGGCGTCCAGGCCGCCAAAGCTGGCGCTCTTGGACTCGTATTCTTCGTCCTTATCCATCAGCAATGCGCCGTTGATCCCCTTGGACGTGGCCGACAGTGTGGTGCGCTGCAACACTTTGGCCCGGTAGTCCGCATTGCCAACCTGGCGCATGAAGTCCGGGATTTTGAAAATGTCCACTTTGGCTTCAAAAACCAGACTGGCGACATTGGACATGGTGGAATCAAAGTCACGGCAGGCCGTGTAGACCGCTGTCAGGACACTATCGCCCCACCCGCGCGTCAACCCGCCCTGGGTCACGGATTCGTCAGGCAGCGCGGCCCCAATGAACCGCACTACCCGGCTCGGGTGAACCTGCACGCCTGCATCGCCGCGCACCGTGTACCACTTGGGCCGGTTGTAATTCGGGCTCATTGGATCACGCTCAATTTCGCCAGCGATCAGGTCCACGCGGGACATAACCAGCAGGTAGGCAATCCCGCCGCGCTGCACATTGGTCGGGTTGAGCGGGGCGGTCGGGTCTTCTTTTCCGTCTCCGATTACGATGGCCCCGCCGCCCAGCGTGCGCGCTTTAACCATGGCTTCCCGCACCTTGGCACGCAGGTTGAGCCGCTTTTCCTCGGCTTCGACAGCTTCGATCTCCGCGCTGCTGCCCTGCCATTCCCGCCAATTGCGAGTGGCATCCATGGGCGGGCAATCCACGATCTTGCGCGGCAGCCAGGCGTAACGGTACGCGTCGGCCAGTTGCACATCGCTCAGCAAATGGGGCGTGTAGTAGCTGCTGGCGGCCTTGTCGCGGCCCGTGCCCAGGTTGGCGACCAGATTGGTAAGGCTGTCGAGGAATGGTATTTGCATGCGGGGATTATGCAATGTCCCGCGCTACGCTGGCAAACCCGGCAGCGGCATCCAGTGCGTTATTTCGTCGCGCTCCCAGCATTGACCATCGTTCGCAGGGTCATCCCAATACCAATAGGCTTCGTACGTGCCTTCGTGGCCGGGATGATCCCATCGGCGCTCCGCGATGCGAACAAACCCGTGACGCACAACCAATACGGGCGTTTCATCTTCGGGCAAGCGCTCCGCCACATCGACCCATTGCATGATCATTCTCCAAGTTGTTGAGGGCCTTACTATAGCACCGTTACTAACGCTCAAACATTCCCCAAATCATACGCCGGCTGCGCTGGCCAAATCACATCCACGCAATATCCGATAGCGGTGGTGATGTGCTGGTATTTGTTGCGCTGGTCCTCTTGGAACGCGCTCCCATCCTTCAATTGCACCGTAGCCAGCCCCTTGTGGCACCACGGCGCCGTGGTCGCGTTGACGAACAATGAGCGATGGCCGTCCGCCGTCTGAATCTTGGTACGCACAGCATTTTGGCGGTCCTTGATGGCCGGGGCGGAGTGCTTCACACGTCGGTCAACCGTCCAACCATTCGCCCGCAACACGCCCTCAATGTCGGTGTAATCGCTCGCGTGGCCGTGCTTCTCACCTGCCCGCCCGGCAGGGTCGCCAAATAGCTGTACGGTGCGATTCTGGTGGTTCTTGTAGCGTTCAACAAATTCAATGGCCGATTGCTTGGAAATTGCCGACTCCAGAACAATTTCGTCCAGCAAATAGAGCGATTCGCCACGCTTCACACCGATGGCGCTGGATAGCGGCGTAAAGTTCTGATCATGCATCCATAGCAATTGCTCGTGCGGGAGGATTATCGTGTTGGTCAGATTTTCGAGCCCGTAATCCTCATAAATGCGGCCCGTAGCGTTGGCAAATTCGGCTTCAAATTCCTGGCGGAACTGGCGCGGCGACATGGCCCGCTTCATCGCGGCGATCACATCGGGCGGCAAAATCTCCGCGCTTTTCCAATGGAACACCTTAAATCGCGGGTCTTGTCCGAGGTCGGCCTTTTGGCACAAGTCGTAGTAGTGATTCAGGCCATCCGGTACGCCCAGCAGCCAGCACCACGCGCGGTAATCGGGCTCCAGCGGGTTGACCGTATTCAATGCCGGGAGAATGTTCGCTTCCCAGGCATCGCCCTTAATGTCCGCAAATTCGTCGATCCCGCCGCCTTTCCATGGGATACCCTCAATGCGCTGCGGCTTGTCCAGCCCCAAGACGTGAATTTCGGAGCCATTGTCCAAATAGATGATGCGCTCGCTCACGTTCGGCGCGCGGCGCTGTAACGATGTGAGACTTAGCGCGCACAGGTCGGACCAAAAGATTTTTTTAGCCTGGTCGTGCGTGGGGGCTGCTGCGAAATACTGGCCGGGCACGCGCATGGCCTGTTTGACCAAAAAGCGTTTGAATCGCTCGGTCTTGCCGGATCGTCGGCCAGCCGGCACCAACGGGTACAACACGCCCGCATCAACTGCGTCCACAAGGGCCAGTTGTACGGCGTGGTCCTTAAGTCGATACCAGCGGGAGAACTCTCGTTTAGTTTGGGGGGATGCGTTCACCCCGCAATAATAACGGCAACGGTGGCAGGTTCGCCGATATGGCGCACCGTTTGGCAATGGCTGGAGCCTGCCGCATGGAAATTTCAACAGCGCCGGCTGCAATTGCTAATGCCCGCTTACTTAACGCAATATCGTAGTGCGGGTAGCGAGATTTGTGCGGGTACTGATACCATTTGCGATCCACGCCGATGCGATCTGCCATTGCGTGTAATTCGACCTCGGTATCAGCGACCATGTGGCACATGATCAGCCGTCCGTACTTTGCGCGCATATCGTCAACGTAGACAGCCACATAGCCCCCGACGCACAAACACTCTGCCAATGCGGTACGCGCGATGCACGCCCACAAGGCTGGCGCCAGCAGTTCAAACGCTATGTGCATCGCGTGTCGTAAAAACTACGCCCCGGGTAGTGGGCATTCAGCCACGGGTTGCTCGTACTGGTCGGCTGCGGCGCGCGGAGTTGCAGGGCCTTGCGCTCCAGCCTATCCAGGCGGGCAATACGGGCCGTTTCGTTGCGGCAGTCCATGCAG